AGCGATACAAGATGCTAGGCAATGGTTTTAATGTTCCTACTATCAAACACATACTTAAAAACTTACCTGACATACATCACGATTTTACTACGTTATCACTATTTGATGGCTATAGCGGTTGTCAGATAGCATTACGACAATTACAACAAGAAAGAGAAGAGCAGAGAACTACTGAATGGGTAGAAATGTATAATAACAACAAGGAGAATGTATAATGACTATAACATTAGATAAATTAAAAAATGCAGTAGCAGATATAAAAGAAAGTGAACAAGAATGGGTGCAAGATAGTCATACTAAAGCAGAGTATCAAGGTGTGTGTGATGGTTTGGATATGCTTGTCAGACACTTTGAAGAAGTAAAGGAGTTAGTATAATGGACAATTACTATAAACAACTTGAAGGATTTAGAATAAAAAAATTCTTAGGAGAAGATGCAGAAGGCTTTCCTGAATTTATACTATCTAAACCTAAGTATGCAGATGTTAAGGTAGCCGTAAGTTCTGACCCTGAAGGCAATAGTGGTGGCTTCTTATTTATAATGAATGAAAATGGCGAGGAGAATATACAATGAATACAGATAAAGTTATAAAACTAATACTTGATATAGCATCAGATAGAGATGGGTGGAAAGAAAAAGCTATGAATATGATGGAGAAAAGTACCTATCAAGAGTTAGAGAAACAATATAAAAACTACAAGAAATTAGCAGAAGATAATTTCATATCATCTGTTAACGATAGTGAAACTTCTGACATATGGAAAGAAAGGTATGAGCATGAGTTAAAGATGGCAGAGTATTGGAAAGATGCCTTCTATAAAAAAGATGTTATCAAAGGGTGTGGCTATACTTTCAGCGAGATACCTAACGATACTGATGGTCAAGAGTTTGTTGACACTATGAAGAAGTATTTCAATAAGAAGTCATACAAGATGAGAGTTAGAGGTCAACACGTTAAGCCTGAACTAAGGGGAACAGGTGTCACAAGTCATGGTCAAAACATAGATGAATCAACTCACTTGAGAATATACATAGATATTAAATAGAAAGGAAAATAAGAATGGCTACAATAAATTTAACTGAAGGAACAGAGATAAGAGAAGAACCACAAGTAGTAAAACTTAGAGAGATAAGATTAGCTTTATCCAAGTTAAGTGGTAATGACGGTTGTGTGCAATATAACTCATTAGTTATAGATGCATTATGTAGGCGATTAGAACTATTAGAAGAGGAGATATAATATGTGGCATAGAATACAAGATTTCTTTGAGAAAGATTTCAATAAAAAATATGGTGAGGGTACTAAGTATGACCTAGACTATGGTAAATTATTAATTATAGCATTATGTATTTATATAGCATTGGAGGTGTAATATGGCTAAAAAAACAAAAGAAATAAATAAAATACTCAACTTAACTAAGCATCAGTCAAAACAAATATTAGATATGCTTGAAGATTTAAGAAATATTAATTCAATGACAGATGATAAATGTCCAATAGACTACGACATGATATGTAAGATTGACGGAATGGAACAACAACTTGCTAGTATCGTAGGTGCTAAAGTTGAATGTGAACATGGTCACTACAGTAGATGGAGTGGTTCTTATGAGTATACAAAATAATGGATGTACTCTTTGGCTTAGTGGTATTTTTTATAATGTATGGGTTAGTCTGTCTGTTTCAATGACAGACTTTCCGCTACGGTCATGGGTGGGGAGCAATCATTTTGAAAGGAGAAAGTATGAATAAATTATCAGTACAAGATGCTGTTAACAGTTACTATAAATCTAGTGATTTCAATATGTTAGGTGAAAAATCTAAAGTAGATTATCAATACTGTATTGGGGTTATGTTAAGCACAAAGATAGATTCCAAAAAGCTTGGGGATATGAATGTCAATAAGTTGACAGGTAACAAAGCAAGACGAGCATATGAAGAGTGGTTAGGCAGGGGAATATACTTGGCTAACTATGTATGTTCTATATCTAGGAAAGTTTATTCATATGGAATGGAGATGGGTTTTACTGAAACAAATCCATTCTCTACATTTAAACGTAAAACAGTTAAGCCTAGAAAAGTAGTGTGGCAAAGAGATGAAGTAAAACAATTCCTAGATTATTGTTATTCTAGTTTCCAATACAGAAGTGTAGGTTTAATTGTACAGATGTCATACGAATGGTGTCAAAGGGTGGGGGATATGAGATTATTAAAGTTTGATAGTATAGATTTTAATAAGGGTATACTAAACCTAGAGCAATCAAAAAGGGGAGCAACAGTTCACCTACCAATTAGTGAAAGTTTACTTGAAATGTTACAAGAGCAGAAAAATCATTATGACTTCCAAGAATATGTTGCACCTTGCCCAAAGGCGATTAGAGGGTCATACAAGCCTTATACGATTCATAGGCTATCAAAGGTGGCTAGAGATGCTATAACTCTCTCAGGCTTACCAAAGGAGCTACGAATAGCAGACTTACGCAGAACAGGTACTACAGAAATGGTGGAAGCAGGTGTGTCAATGGGTCAGATAATGTCTGTTACAGGTCATGCTAATCCACAGTCTGTGAAGCCATATTTAAAGAATACTTTTGATTCTGCAAAAAATGCATTGACACTTCGAGAAAAGTATGATAATTAACATTTTAACTGCCGACAGGGAAATAGTATGAACATACATATATATGATTATTTAGATGATTTACAGTTAGGTATAGGGGAATCTAAAAGATTAAACTGTCCTTTCTGTAACAGCTACAAAACATTTACCGTTACAAACAACATGGGTAAGCTTTTGTGGAACTGTTATAAGTCATCTTGTAAGCTATCAGGAGCAAAAAAGATAAGAATATCTGCAAATGATATAAAAAATAAGTTTATGTCACAAAAAGAACAAGAAAATACCACATTTGCACTACCTGAATACATTATTTTAGACAATGATAGGTGGGAAGTACTTACTTTTGCGGTAAAATATGGCATAGACAATGTATCATTATGCTTACACTATGATGTCAAGGAAAAAAGAGTAGTGTTTCCTGTTTACAAAGGTGGTTTAATGGTAGATGCAGTGGGTAGGTCTATAACAAATAGATTACCTAAGTGGAAACGATATGGAAAAAGTGACTTGCCTTTTACGTATGGATATGGTAAGGTCGCAGTCGTTGTTGAGGATTGTGTGAGTGCTTCAGTTGTAGGTAATGAAGTATATGTTGGGGTAGCAGTGTTGGGTACGTCATTATCAGAATCACATAAGAGGTATCTTTCACAATTCTCGACAGCTATAATAGCACTAGACCCTGATGCACTGCCTAAGACACTGCTATTTGCTAAAGAAATAAGAGATGTAGTACCTAATGTTAAGGTGCTAAAACTAATAGATGATTTAAAATATCGTAAGGAAGAAGACTTTAAAAATTTATATAACTTAACCCCAAAGGAGTAACCAACATGGAATTAGCACTTATAAGAAGCCTGATGGATAAATCATTTTATGATGACCACCGTGGCTACAAATGTCCTGATAGATTGTTTAGTAAAGATGTCAGGAAGATAAAGAAGGTTGTGGATAATGCTATGACAAAGTATAGCAGAGATGTCACACCTGATGAAGTAGAAGCACTATTTATGTCTAGTAATTTTGGCTTAACAACAGCACAGAAACAGGCATTTGGTGATTTGTTTGTGAAGATTAAAAAGGAGAAACCTCTTGGTGCAGACATTGCAAGTGATGTTTTGTCTAAATTATTTCGTCAAATTATTGGGGAAGATATTGCTAACATTGGCTTTGAGTATGTTAATGGCAGTCTATCCTCACTTGAACCCATTAGAAATATTATTAGCAAACATAATGACGATTTTCTTCCCATACTGAATGTTGAGTGGGAAGATTTAAGTATAGAAAGTATAATGGCTAAGAACTCCCTTGAAACACAGTGGGGGTTTAACATACCGTCATTGACACGTAAGGTAGAAGGTATAAATGCAGGTCACTTAATAATGGTGGGTGCTAGGTCGAACACAGGTAAGACATCCTTTCATGCTTCCTTACTAGCAGGACCAAATGGTTTCGCTAGGCAGGGTGCTAAATGTGTTGTGCTGTGTAACGAAGAAGCTGCTCACAGAGTTTCAATGCGATACCTGTCTTCTGCAAGTGGATTTAAGAAGGAAGATATTACTGCCAATAAAGATGCTGTATGGAATAGTTGGAAGGATTTACGAAAGAATATTAAGATTGTAGATTCTATTGGACAAGACATGTCATGGGTAGAAGCGGTATGTCGTACATACAATCCTGATGTTGTCGTTGTAGATATTGGTGACAAGTTTGCAACACAGGCAGGATTTGCTAGACCTGATGAAGCACTTAAAGCTAATGCTATACATGCAAGAGAGATAGCTAAAAGACATAACTGTGCGGTGTTTTATATGTCACAGTTGAGTGCAGAAGCAGAAGGTAGAGTACAATTAAATCAAAGTATGATGGAAGGTTCAAAGACAGGTAAAGCATCAGAAGCTGACCTCATGTTATTGTTAGCAAAGAACCCATCAGAAGGAACAACAGAAGGAGTACAGGAAGGAGAAGACGGTATAAGACATATAATATTAGCAAAAAATAAATTGTCAGGTTGGCATGGTAGAGTTACCTGTGAGTTTGATTTTGAAACAGGGAGATTTGGAGCATGAGTATAACAGGTAAAAACATGGAGTTTGATGGTAACGAATGGTGGTATAGGTCTCCAAGTGGTGACAGAAGAAGGCTATGGTCAAACATAAAGAAGAATAAAGAACGTATGTTTGTAAATGGTAAGTACATAAAGAAGTCACATCCTTTGTGGAAAGAAGGTCATTATAAAACATTTGAAGATGCAGCTTTTGCATCATTAAAAAACTATACTAGAAGTAAAGTTGGGGAAGTATATATAATAAGCAATCCTGTATGGGAAGGTTGGTATAAGATAGGTATGGCAGTTGATGCAGACGATAGACTTATGTCATATCAGACAAGCTCTCCTCATAGAGATTATGTTATAATACATAAGGTTAAAGTAGATAATAGACGAGAAGCAGAGAAGAAAGCACATCGAGAAGCAGAGAAGATTTCAGAAAGATTTAATTCTGAATGGTTTTATCTTGACAAGCAAAAAGCAATTAGTATACTGAATGAAATAAAAGAGGAGTATACAAATGAAACTAACACTTGATGTAGAAAATACAGTAACACACAGAGATGGTAAGTTACACTTAGACCCATTTGAAACAGACAATAAACTTGTGATGGTTGGTTGCCTTACAGACACAGGTAAAGAATATTTATTTAGAGACAACTATGAAGGCTTACAAGAACTAT